ATCGCGGCGAATACACGCTGGTGGCCGTCATCCGCGGTGCCTTGGCCTATTACGAAGACCAGATCACCAAGAACAACAAGGCCGCAGCCGCCACACGCGCCTCGGAGGCGCGCACCCGCGAGATCGAGTTGCGCATTCAGGAACGCAGTCGCGAGTTGATCGCCATGGAGGATGCCCGGGCAGTTATTGGCGAAATGGCCGCCCTTGTCCGTGCAGAACTTGCAGGATTGGCAGCGCGCTACACGCGCGACATGGAGGCGCGACGGGTGCTTGAAGAGGTGATTGATGGTTCCCTCCAGCGCATTGCCGGCGGCGCGGACAAAGCGGGCGCAGCTCTGGGCGCTGGTCGCGGCGATCTGGAGGCCGAGCGAGAAGCGTGACCCTGCGGCCTGGGCGGCAGCCCACCGGGTGTATCCCGAGACGGCCGGCATTCCCGGACCACGGGACCCGGGGCTGACGCCCTATATGATCCCGTGGTCCTCGGCGGTGCATCGCGGCGGCTACCGCCGGGTGGTGGCGGTGACCTCGGCGCAGTCGGGCAAGACCGACAGTATGCTGGACATCATCGGGGCGCGGCTCGATCAGAAGCCGGCGCCGATCTTGTACGTCGGGCCGACGAAAGAGTTTCTGACCGACCAGTTCGAGCCACGGCTGATGAGCCTGCTGGACGAGGCGGAGACGCTGGCGGGCAAGGTGGTGCGCGGCCGGCGGATGAAGAAGACGCTGAAGCATGTGGCGGGTGTGCGGCTGCGCCTTGCGCATGCGGGCTCGTCCACGGCGCTGAAGTCCGACCCGGCGGCGCTGGCGCTGATCGATGAATACGACGAGATGATGGCCAATGTGAAAGGCCAAGGGGATGTGCTGGGTCTGGTGGAGGCCCGCGGCGAGACCTACGCCGATTTTGTCACCGCGATCACCAGCACACCGGCGCGCGGCCTTGTGGAGATCGCACCGGATGACGCCAGCGGTCTGGAGTTCTGGGCGCGGTCCAGCCCGGAGGATCTGGAAAGCCCGATCTGGAAGCTCTGGCAGGAGGGCACGCGTCACCATTGGGCCTGGCCCTGCCGGTCCTGCGCGGCCTACTTCATCCCGCGCTTCAAGCAGCTGCGCTGGCCGAAGACGGCCAGCCCCGCGCAGGCCAAGCAGGCCGCAACGCTGGAATGTCCGCGCTGCGGCGCGCAGCACGTGGAGACCGACAAGGTCTGGATGAATGCCCGGGGCGCGATGGTCGCACCCGGTCAGCAGGTGACGCTCAAGGACGACGCGGCGCATGTCACGGGCGGGCCGGCAGACAGCGCCACGCTATCGATGTGGACCTCTGGGCTCTGCTCGCCCTTCGTGACCTGGGGCCAGCGGGCGGAGACCTATCTCACAGCGCTGCACTCCGGCGATCATGGCCGCATCCAGACGGCGATGAATGCAGGCTTTGGCGAATGCCATGCCATGACCGCCTCGGGGGATGTGCCGGACTGGCAGGAGATCCTGGAGCGGCGGCAGCCCTACCGGCCCGGGGATGTGCCCGCGGGTGGGCTGCGGCTCGTGATGGGTGTGGATGTGCAGAAGTTCAGCCTCGTCTATGTGATCCGGGCCTTTGGCGCGCGGGGGACATCGTGGCTGATCGACAATGGCCAGCTCTACGGTCCGACAGAGGACGATGACGTCTGGCAGGCCCTGGCCGATCTGATGCTGACACAGGTGGGTGGGCTGCAGATCGAGAAAGTGTTCATCGACTCAGGCTTCCGGCCCGACAAGCCGGAGCTGGGCAATGAGCACAAGGTCTACGAGTTCTGCCGCCGCTACAGCTGGCTCTGTTCACCCACCAAGGGGCGGGATCAGCAGAGCCCGCCCTACCGGGTGTCGAAGATCGAGGTGAAGCCGGACGGGAAAAAGGCGCTCTATTCGATCGATCTGGTGACGCTGTCGACCGACTTCTTCAAGTCGCTGGTGATGTCGCGCATCCGCACGCCGGCGGATCAGCCGGGGGCGTTCCATGTGCATGAGGCGATCACGGAGGAGTATTGCAAGCAGCTGACCTCGGAGGCCCGGGTGGTGATCGAAGGCAAGCCGGTCTGGGTGAAACGCTCGCGTCACAACCACTTTCTTGACTGTGAGGCGCTCTGCGCAGCCATCGGCTATACGATGAATGTGCAGCGCATTCCCGAGGGCGTGGAGCGGGCACCAAAGCGCGAGGCGGCGGTGCCAGAGGGACATGATGGGACCCAAGTCGATGGCGGGGAAGTCCAAGCGCCGCCGCCAACATCGCAAGCTTTGAAAGACCGCGGAGGCGGCGGCGCGCTGCGGGCGCGATTTGCGCGCCACGGCAGCAGGCTGAACAAATAGCTACGAAGACGGAACAGGGAAGGTGTTATAGGGATCGTGCAGCGCGGCAGATTACCGCGCGAGGTGGCAGCGCCCCGAGTGGTGGCAATAACCATTGAGAAAATGGTTGGGGGCGCTGCCGGTGCCCGTGTCGATGCGCGCGCCAACAACACAGCGACAAAGGCGAATGCAGGCGCGGTTCGTCACGAGTCTCGCTCTACGAGACGACGTAAAGCCCAGACGCGGCGCAGACCGCAAGAACGATGAATATTGTTTGAGGTATCTGATGCGCCGCCACCGATCCACATGTCGCCCAAGAAAGTGGAGGTGACGGCGCGCTGCCAGCGCGGACATGGCGCCTCTGCAGAACTATAACGGTAGGGCTTGCAGTTGATTCAGCAAAACCTGCCGATGACCTTGTCCGAGCTGAGCAGGCACTCTCTTTTGATAGTGACCAAATTGTCACTTTCATGGCTGCGCCGCCGCACTCAACGCAAGTCACCCAATACTTGCGGAGGCAGCGGCGCGGGGCTGGCGCAGATCAGGTGCAGGTCAGCCGCTGTGGGTAGATCGCGCTGACGAGACCGTGCCAAATGATCAAATTCAACCGTGCTGGATGCGTCGCCGCCAGCGGCACAGTCCTCCCAAACCTGCGGCGGCAGCGACGCCCTGCAGTGACGCTTCGTGTTCGCGCGCTCCAGCAGCGTGAGAGAGGTAATTCACATGTTCGTGAAGTCAAAGCTTGATGGCCTGTTCTCCAAGGTCTTGCCACCTGCCCTGTCGCCCCCAGACGCCCCCCTCCCCCGCCCCTCGGGCAAATACATGCGCGGCGGTCGGGGTGTGACCTTTGCGGGGTGGAAGTCTGCGCTGCGGGAGGCCCAGGACGATATCGGCGAGGCCTGGGACGATGCGGCGGCACGGGTCAAGGATCTGCTGCACAACAGCGGCTGGCTGGCCGGCGCCATGGAGCAATGTGTGGCCAATACCGTGGGTACGGGGCTGCAGCTGAAGGCCCTGCCAGAGAACGAGACCTTCGGCATGACGCCTGCGGAGGCGTCCGATTGGGCCAAGACGGTGGAGCGGCGGTTCGAGCTCTGGGCCCGCAGCGCACAGGAATGCGACATTCAGGGCCTGCGCACGTTCGGCCAGATGCAGGCGGCGGCGTTTCGGTCCTGGCTGGTGACCGGGGAAATCCTGGCGGAGCTGCCCTGGCGCAAACGCCCGTGGAACCGCTACGGCACGAAAGTGCGCCTGCTGCCGCCGCAGCGGCTGTCGCGCAAGACCGAAAGCCTGCGACGGCTGATCAACGGGGTTTATACGGATGCCGACGGCATGCCGGTGGGCTACCGGGCGATCCGCAAGGACCTGTTTCGTCATGATGTGGAATATGACGTGCGGGCGCGGGACCGGGCGGGACGCCCGCGGGTGATCCATGTCTTCGAGGGCGCGCCGGGCACGCATCGGGGCATCTCGCCGCTTGTTCCGGCGCTGCAGGTGGCGCGGCAGTTCGACCAGTTGGCGGATGCCACGCTGATGGCGGCGATCGTGCAGACGCTCTTTGCGGTGACGATCACCTCGGACGAGCCGACCGAGCAGGTGCTGGCGGGTTTGCTGACCCCGCAGGAGCAGGCGCAGATGCTGGCGCAGGGTGTGTCGCCGATGGAGGCCTATATCGAGATGGTGGCGGGGTATTATGACGACAGCACGCTGGATGTCGGGATCAATGGCCGGCTGGCGCATCTGTTCCCGGGTCAGGAGCTGAAGTTCCATACTGCCAACCAGCCATCTTCGGAATATGCCGCCTTCTCGATGCATCTGCTGCGGGAACTCGCGCGGTGCCTTGGGCTGACCTATGAAAGCGCCACAGGCGACAATGTGGGGGCGACCTATTCCTCGCTGCAGGCGGCGACGACGGAGATCTTCGCGATCACGAAAGCACGGCGGCGCAGCATCATGGCGCCGTTCTGCCAGCCGATCTACGAGGCCTGGCTCGAGGAAGAGATCGAAGCGGGCGGCGTGCCGTTTCCGGGGGGTGTGGCAGGGTTCATGGCCAATCGCACGGCGGCGTGCCGGGCGGAGTGGCGCGGCGATCCGCGGCCGCAGGCGGATGATCTGAAGAAAGCCAAGGCGCATGAGGTCTGGAAGCGGCTCGGCGTGATGTCGGATGCGATGATCTGCACCG